ACATCTGGTGCTGAACCTCTAGTCCTTCCAGTGATAGGAACTCTCTGAGCGTTATCACCTATCTTATTCAATGCTTCCGCAATCTCACGCTCAAATCTTTTCCATGTTGTCATCTATGACTCCGAAGGTATGGCAAGAACGTTCTTAGATACTACATCATCAAAAACATTTTTACCACTATAGTCTGGAGAATACAGAGGGGGAGTGTGCATTGTAGCCTTGTACTTTAATTCTTCTAGAAGAACTTGTATAAGTTCCATATTCTCTTCTCTGTCTACTTCAATATACATTACAGGTCTACATAAAACAATAGTATTCATACCTCCCTGTAGAACCTCGGGTTCCATTCCTTCCACATCAATTTTAATGAAGTCGCATTTGCCTAGATTCATATCGTCGATAGTACATATAGCAACTTCATCTCCCTTCTCATGCTCTGTAATGGAGAGTCCTCCAAAATTATTTTCTACGATAGGGTTTAATGGTGGAATTTTAACCAGTCTACGAAAGGATCCTACACCTAGTTGCCTACAGTCTACGTTTTGAATTGAGTTTAACGCCATATTAGCGCATAGTGTTTGGAATATAAGTCTCTGTGGTTCAAAGGCTCCCACCCATCCATTCTCACCTACCCTATTAGCAAACCATAGAGTGTGAGTGCCTATGTTTGCTCCGATATCTAATACTGTGTCTCCTTTATGAACATAGTCATTAAATAATTTAAGTTCCTCAAGTTGGTATCTACCATATGTTTGTATAGATCTCCCTATGTATATGTCGTTCTTGTTGTACAGAATGCTTCCATCTTCTGTCTCTTTTAAGAAATTGTATTTCATATTAGTATCCTACCACTGCAGGAATTTCTCTTGCGGCATCTGTTGGCTCATGGTATGAGCCTATTAACCAGTTGTATGATAACTCTCCAACTCCTATCTTACCGTCTTGTCTAAACCTAACCTTCTGTACGTGAAGCTGAACTATAATACTATCATTATCGGAAAGATCTCTCCATACTGTAATACAGTTGTCTGATTTATCTCTCCACCTAGCAGATCCTGATATATCATACGGTGTTGGTACTGGTATCTTACCTTGCTTATCCCTATACATCTTTGCAGGGTGAGCCACTACCCATATGTGTATGCCATATCTTCTAGCAAACTGTCTTATCCTCTTAAGTGATGAGGATATATACTCAGTCTCAGTTTGTTTGTCTTCCCTGTCATGTTCTATCTCATTCCAAGGGTCTATAACTAATCCTCGTATGCCCTTTGTAAGCACGAGTCTTTTTGCAGCCTCTAAAATAATCTCTAGAGTCCATTGCTTGTCGTCATTAGGAAGTATCCAAGTACAATGACTAGCCAACCAAGACTTACCTTCTTTGAGTTCTTCTTTGGTCATACGAATATTTGGTCCATCCATGAACGGAGCACCTACATATTTCTCTAATATCCTAGCCATATGATCTTCTAATGGCTGATTTTCTGGAGAGAATATTGCAAAACTCCACCCTTCTTTCCGTGCAATGTTAACCATCATCGCATCTATCCAGTTTGATTTACCAGAACCTGGTATACCAGTAACAATACTAAGAATTCCAGGTCTTACCATGTACAATGGGTCAAGACCATTCCATCCAGTAGAAACTCCCTTGTCTACTCCACTGTTATATAATCTATCAATTGATTCTGACAAATCATGAGAGTCATAAGTTCCCTCTATGGGATATGGTCTAGCCTCATTGACACATTCAATTAAAGATTCAGTTCCATACTTTCTAAGAACATCATTAGAATCTTTGCAATCTTCTGGCAATGATGCTCTGTGGCAACGATCTCTACCCAACCTACGGCTTAGTTCTTCTTCTAACCTTAGCCCGGCCGGGTCCTGGTCTACCATAATAACAAACTTCTTAACGTCAGATAATTTCTCTTCTTCCAAGAAACTGAACTTGGAACTATAGTTGGTTGACTTATGTGAAGGCGCACCATCCGGCACACTTATGCAAGACTTTATACCTGCCTCGTAAAGAGACAACTTGTCAACCTCACCTTCCACAATAACTACTTGGTCATTATCTATGTGATCCAACCCATAGAATATTCTTTCAGCCCCAGCTTCAAGTCTAAAGTTCTTATCCTTGTCCCTATATTTTACATTGATAAGTTCTTCACCCTTGTAGTAGGGAAATCCTATGGATGTAACGTGCTCCTCTACTTGTGGCATGTATACTGACCTGTAAGATATTTTATTATCTTCAAGTGTTTGTCTGCTAATACCACGCGCCTTAAACCAATCAACTACGGATGAATCAAGCGTAACTTCAAAATCTTTTGGACGAACAACTATCTTTGGCTTATTCCAGTGAGATACTTTATCCTTCCAATCGTTACCGCTTAGTAAACTTCCTGTCCAACCGCAGTGATGACAGTTCCACACGCCATCCGGTATATTAACTGACAAGCAGGTCGCCTTCTTCTTGCGCCTACTTTTGGAACACTCGGGACACTGTGTGTATACTTGGTCGCCACGAGCAGAGGAGATATCTATTCCAAAGTCTTTGAAATCTTTTTTCATAATTTTATTATACCATACTTGTCAACCCCATATATTATATATATAATAAACAAAGAGTATTATAATTACTATAGTAATATATATTATATTATTTATAGAGTATTATAATTACTATATAATATAAACGCGCATACGCGCACGTAAGGGATACCCATAGGGTACCCTAGGAGTCAGTTGAGAAATGCTCACCACGAGCCTTAGGGAGCGGTATATCGCCATTAGATTCGTAGAAGTCCTCTTTTACATCCAACCTAACCAAAGCCTCAATTGTCTGAAGCTTAGTTATAGGAAATATTGGATCTTCAGCAAAATCATCTAATAATCCCCTAATTTCTTCTAAACAATCTGATGCTGTCCACATATCACCATGCTCATCTACAAATGTATCATCTGTATCAGAGAACTCCAGGTGATCTTTAGTATATGTAGTGGTATTTAATATATCATGTGCCATATAAATCTCCGTTTTTAGGTTTCAGGTTTGAGCATCTTCTTTAAACTTGAGGTCGATCTCCATTAATTATTCCACTTTTTATAGAGGTAGGAAGATCCTTACATATATCCCAAGCTATCTGATTACACCTCTTTACTTCTTCTTCATTTACAAATCTACCTACAGAAATACGCCTTATAAGACCATCATTTGGACCATAATGACCATATCTATCACTTCTTACTAACTCAATTACACAGTGGGTAAGACCTGTATCCATTGTTCTAAAGGTTGCTCTCTTTGTGTCCGCTATTACCTCCAAAACACCATCTAATCTAGCCTTAGTCATCTCCCTAATATGCTTTGGCTCAAGCAAATCAATCAATGGCTGTACATCAATAATAACCTTCTTTCCTCTCTTCCTAAGAGTTGCCCCCTTTACCCTACCATTAGGTAAAAAGGTTAATTTCTTTGAGGTTATTTCCCACATTACAGTAGGCTTAGGATCAATTTTTCGCATAGCATAATGACTAGTATCTCTAACACTTTCTTTTGGATTCCACATTACAAATGTCTTAGGATATTTTCTACCACCTGTAAGAAACATATGAACATTGACAGGAAGAATATGATGAAGATGCTCAATAGTTGCTTCATCTACATATCTTACATGTCCTCTTTTAGAAGGGGGAGTCTCCAGATTGAGAATTATAGTTCCATCATGGTACATCTTGACTACCTTATAGTCATCAAGAGTTTGATATTCACCAGGAATAATCTTTCCCTTATCATCTTCACACCAATCTTCAGTCCAAAAATAATGATCATCTGCCTTTCTTAATGAATACCTTGAAGCGACATCTCTGGCTACAAGATTCTCCTTATTCCAGTATTTTTCAATACTACTGTATCCATCACCATAAGCAGAGTAATGGCTATCATGATATGGCATTTAATTTACCTCTATTATTTCACCAAAGTTACATTGATCCCTGTAGTATCGTGGATCTGAGCCATACGCAACCCATATCACAGGATAATTGGGGGGCTTATCAGGAAAAGTTCCAAACATATCAGTAAGATATATAAATAATGATGGATATATATTATTTTCCTCCACCCAATCAAAGGCAGGCTCAAATTGTGTACCACCACCACCATTTACACCTAACTCACCTAGTGGGGTATCTTCCCTAGTTAATAGTTGTACGCCCCTTACTTCTGTATCAACATCAAGAACATACATTTCTTCTATCAACCCTTCCTCTAACATAGAGGATATCTCACCACCAAACTGCTGTAATAATTCTGGATAACTAGAGATTGATCCACTAGTATCCTTAACTACAACTGCCTTACTTATACCATCTTCTGGCTGTTCAGATGGAAGATAAATACCATCAGCTATTAGTCTTTTAGAAGGTCGAGTCCACAAATAATCACTCTTCACTTCATCGCGAGCATACTCCCTAAGCTTATCATGCCATGGCACTTTAGGATCAAGAAACTCCTTGATATAATCCTCAAATGCGCCAGGAAGTTTACCTCTATGCTTAGCGGATTCTGCAGCGGCTACTAGCTTCTGGTTCCAATCTGACTCCACTTCAGCCCTTTCAGCTTCACTATCTGATGCGTCAAGAAACACCCCAGTACCACCAATATCTCCGTTCATTGCTTCTGCCAGTGATATTATTTCTGCGTTATCTATTATATCATCATAGACTTTTTCCGCAGTCCAACCTGAGTATTTCTCATCATACAGAACATCTTTAGGTGGTCGCAATCCAGATTCAATTAGAATAGGATTTATGACATAATCTCCTGCCATATTCCATATTTTAAGATTACGATGCCCCCTTCTAGTGCAGTGAAAGAAAGCAGGGTGTAGTACCTCATGCAACAAAACGAATTTTATATCATCCAGTGATAAACTGTCTGCAAATTCTGGATTGTAATATATAAACTTACCGTCTGTTGCAAATGTTGGTATGTCACCCCGCTCTTTCAAGGGCATACGGCAAAGTAAAGTACCGAAGAATGGCTGATCCATAAGACATTGCGCCTTACAAACTTCCAGTTTCTTCTCAAGTAACATTTATTTTCCCAAGTTTACGCAGAATTTCATCTGCTTTTGTTTGAACCCTATTCTTAACGCTCTCACTGTTTCTTAAAACATTACTGTCAACAGTTAGCTCATTATGTATATCTTGAGCTATATCGTCTAGCATAGGATCGCCAGTGAAGTTTAATGCAGGAATTGTTTCCGCAAGCCTGCTAACTCCTTGAACCATAGTGTCAAATATTTTACTATCCTTTGAAACTATGTCTCTCATATGGGTGACATGTTTTTTGATACGCATACATAATTCCTTATGTGTATCTAACAACTCCTTCTCCATGTCAGCCCGCACAAATTTACGTATAACTTCTTCTTGTACTTCTCCCACATGAACTCTAATATCAAGATCATCAGCATCACTAACAGGAATAAAGCGCATACCTAGAGAAAACCTTGCCAAGAATGAGTCTCTATCAAGGTAATCATCATCTCTAAAAGCTGACTGACTACCGTCCGCTGACATAAGACGCTTCTTAGCTTCCTCTTGCACTTCATTAGGATACTTTTCTGATAACCATTGAATCTTGGCATCCCATCTACTCTTCTCATCCCTAAAGAATTTAGAAAAGTCCATGATATGTTTGCTTGGTAGCAAATCCAGATCAGTTAACCATGGAACAGTCCACTCACGTATATGATCCTCAATACCAGATCGAACTGTTCTGAATGGTCTAAGATAATCATTATGAACAATTATTTTATTATAATTGCCCATCTTCTTACCGTTCTGACCTGAGCCATGAATTCCGTGAGCAACTCGATTAGTAATCTCTTTATCCCTTTTAGTTCCACTGGGCATACTACAAGACCACTGAACGAGGACAGCTTGCTCTTTCAATGACATATTAGATCCCTAATAATGTTTCAGTGTTGTTTAATCCCCACTGTGTAAACGCCTCCGTTTCCTCTACCTCAGGGTGTACCTTTCTAGCTTCAAGGATACACAGAGTCGTGTACTCGGCAGGGAGCCTTTCCATATAAGTCAAGACGTTGCCAAAGTTCTCCAACTTTGAAAGACCTGCCAGTGCTACGGCTATAGCGTACATCGCAGATGGATTCTCTGGAACTCTAGTTTCTTTTGGTTTATTGATACAATCATCAGGATCAGGCATACTTACTGCAACTTCCTCATGTGCTATGAACTCAGTTGCAGCACCTTCACCTACCAAAGACGCATAAAGTTTCATCTTTAGATTTTTAGGTGGTTTAGATGAGCGTATTTTACTTAACCTTTCCCAGGATCTGGGAGTAGGAAATTCCCACTCATTGCTACCCCTATCCGGCTGACTATGAGCCAGATTTGGTCGTAACTTTATAAAAGACGTTATATAAGGATCAACGCCTACAGATATAAAGTGTGTAATTAAAGCATTGGTGTCCATAACGGCTTCAAAATGACAGAATCTATCTTGTTGTGCTACAGATAGACCATCACCTATGCCACCATGCTCGCGCTTGTTACCAAGAGCAAGGATACTCCACCCCTCAGGCACTACATAATCTCCAAGTCTGCGCTCCAGTATTAACTGTTGGAATGCAGTCTTGACGGATCTTGCGCCATCAAGGTATTCATCCAGTATCCACAAGCCTACCTCCCCATGCCTCTTAACATCAGGAAACATAGAAGGTATTAACCACGAACATAACCCATTGTTATTAAAGGGAATTCCTCTTGAATCACTAGGATCAAGCTGAGATACCCTAACATCAAGTATGTTGCCCTGCTTGTGAGTACGTCCAAATGAGTGACCTTGCTCTGTCTTACCGATACCACTCTTACCTGTTATCATCGTAGCCATACCTAGACCAGTAGTATACTCAAGTAATTGAGGTATCTCTCCAACAGAGATTGTATTACTCATAAATTACCTACTCATTTTGCTTAAAGCTAAAGTTGAAACATAGGTTGCAATACCGTCCATTTGAGGCATACTAATTAGCGCGGAAGAGTCATTGCGACCATACCGAGTCACCATAATCTTCTGCCCATTTACATATTCCTCACTACTACGAAAATGAATCCAAGGATTTAACCTATCCCATGGATCACTATACGTAGGTTTTGACGGATACTTCTCCCTAACTTCCAAAGGTATTTCCATAAATAGACTCCTTCTTGGTTAAGATTACCAGACTACAGCTACATCATGCTCATACTCATACAGATGCTTATCTTTCAACACTGTACTGCGTATAAGCAAATCCTTATGCCTCATATCATCTAAATCTTCTAGATCTGGAAGCCCATCACTATCGCTTATGGGCTTATCTTCAAGATCCATCCTTATATATGTAGATGGATTTAACTTATTAGAATGATCTCTTATATACATTTTAACACCAAATACATAAGACATCTGATCCATAAGTTTTCTGCATAGCCTATCTCTGAACAAAAAGTTATTGATTGATGAGTCGTAGCACCAGCACGGGAATCTCTGATGATTATGCGTTGCACTGTAACAATGGTGACGATAAAAAGCCCTAGTACCTGCATGCCTAGACATTAAAGACATATTGCTATGAATAAATGAATTCAAATGACTCCAGGGTACATCACCATGCATAGAGTCTTCAGGATAAGATGCACGAACCCTTTTCGTATAAACATTAAGATCCACATCTAAAATATAACCCATTTTTAGCCTTCTAACCATGTCAAAAGCTAATATCTCTCCAACAGATGTATGAGCAGCCCTTAAACATGATTTGTCAACATCATATACCTCTCGCAAGCGAGCAACCATACCTCTATAGTCCTCCTCTAATGCGCTCATGAGTTGCCACCCTTGTTTCTTTTTCTGTGAACCCTATCCTCTTTAGAAAGCCTTTGATCTGGAACCCTATCAACCAGAATTCCCTTTTTTATCAAGACATTACCCATGGATTCCCAATACCTAGATACCTTACAAGACATAGCATTAGGCATACAATAATCGTGATTATTACAGTCATCACATGGGCATGGGGTTGACCCTTTATAGGTACGTTCACCGCGCATTTTATCCCCCTAAAGAACAGTTAAAGCCAATACAAATACAACGATCCAGAATAAAACAAACAAACTAAGACCTGCAATATACAAAAGCCAAGTCTTGGTACCCATTACTTCCTTCAACTCAAGTAGTCCCATCATCTTTCCTCCCTTTATTAAGTCGAGCACAATACTCGCGGATAAGCCTTTGGGTATCCCTTCCCCCGTTTCCAGATTCGATATACCTCCTCTCGCGCTCCTTACCATGCTCGTTTTCCCAAGCTTCATCACGAGCCTTTTGGATTTGCATCTGCTCAATCTCAAGTTTGTTGATTCGCTCCTTAACCTCTTGTCCCAGATGATTCCAAGTGGGATCTTCCTTTTGAAACCTCTTGATCATCTCTATATGTTCCTTGTCCGACATTGGCTTCGTATGCCTTGGCATTATAATCCAAGACCTATAAAGAGAGCATACAACAGGCATAACGCTGTTATTAAACATATACCTAGCGCTAAGTATTTCTGATTATCCATTGGTTTACCTTAATATGAATAGTTTACCCAAGACATGGAGAGATAGCAACGCTATCATCAGATGTCAGCCAATGATACTTGCGTGGGGGACTCCACTAGACCGATCTTTAACAGTACGTCACACCCCAACGTTGCTGTAACTCCCCATGAGGGAATCTACTGTTGCCAGTAGACCCCTTACTTATGCTGCTTCGCGCAATTCCTCATGCGCCATAGGGTTAATGTTAGGATCAGATATATCAAATCCCTCATTTTTGATAGCCTTGATAAGCAAATCAACTGCTTGCTGTTGGGCATCATCCAAAGGATTGAAAGCATCCTTCTCACCCCTATTTCCTATGGTCTTAGTGTGACGTGCAAAGAAGGCAACTACATCAAAGGGCTTTTCTTCTTTAGCAGACTTAAGTAGAAACCAAGCATTTGTAGCTTGCTGACCCTGAATGGGATCAGGCTTCATAGCATGATTCTTCTTAAACTGCCCCTTCTTGCTTCCCTTCTCACTCTCGAACAAACATCCCCCATAAAGCTCTATCCATAGTTTCAGCTTGTTACGCTGAACACCATCAGGAATTGCATCATAGAGTAACGTGAAGAATGTGAAGTCACTGGTAGCGCGAGCATGATTACAAGCCTCATTAGCTAAGTTCTGAACGTGTTGTTGCAAATACTTAGTAATGTTACTCGTCAGCTCTTTACAGCTTCGCTTAAACTCGTCAAGCGTCATGGCTTTATCTTCCATGTTTCAGCTCCCATAGTAAGGAATCTGGCTGAATTGCCAAACTCCCTCATGGAGAGTTTTTAGGGAGTGATGGTTCATCCGTTTCCAGAGATGTCAGACCTACCCATTACTGCTGATTCCACGTAACCCTCACAGTAAGACGCTACTCTCCTGCTTTGGTACCAGATGCGCCTCCCCATCACTAGGGAATGGACTAGCCATTTTCGACACAGAGCCTTACCCGTCATCGTTTCTCGACCTTCAGATTCGCCGTAACATCATCTACCAGTTTCCCTTAAGACCTAGCCAATCCTCCAACCAAACACCGAGCAAGGATCAGTACAGGTACCCGCTAGGGTACCCCAGTAGACAGTTCCCTACGATGGCTATCCTTTCATAGCTGAGCACTGTCAAGCATCCATCGCAAACTAAGCATCCTATACACCGACTAGCTTTAGCCTAGCTTGAGATAGCAGTCTCTATTCAAGACTGCTAGTTCAAACCATCGTGACTAGATACTACCTCGGCTTAGTCGCGTGTCGAAGCGTCTGACCACGTATCGAGTCTTAAACTTGATCTCTGGATGTGCTCGCATGAAATCATCTTCATACTTGCCAGCGTTCCAGTAAACCCCGTCAAACCCTGCCTTCTTGCATGGGCGTACCCGTATGGTATGCTTCTGCTTTCTAGCACGACCGTGGTAGTCACTATCGAGGTTGCGAACCTTGCCTCCTCTAGCCACGAAATCGTCATATGATTCCGAGGACATAGTGTCTCCTGTGTGAGCACATTGCGACACCTCTATTGATGTCTTAATCTCACTGAACATACTTTAGCAAAACCGCTTTATCCTGTCAAATCCTACCTTTTTGCAGGGGGTCCCTTTGTGGTGGTGGAAACAAACGAGGTTTGTATGGAACGATCCGCCCCCCCGTACCAACGATTAAAACCCCTGTAAGCACACATAGCCTGGTCGTTATTGACCGTTTTAGTCACTATTAGAAAACTCGTGGCAGCTGTAGGGGGGTAATATGCTATAATAGAGTTGTATAGTTTTTATACACCCAAGGGGTTAAAAAGGGAATTTTGGTCGGGTGGGATTAGCCCCATATAATAAGAATTTTGGGAATAAATTTTGGAAAAAAATACTTGGTCTAAAGAATTACGAGGTCCTGATGTAAGACCTTACTATAAAAGACGTATAATTATATGTATGAGATGTAATAAGTATAATAAATATGTAAGGACTTGTAAAGAATGTGGCTGTTTTATGCCAGCTAAAACTAAATTAAAGGGCTCCTTTTGCCCTATAGGTAAATGGGGGAAGGAAGATGTCTAGAAAAGGTAACCCGCATAGCGATGCTAGTAATACTCCTGGGGAGCGTCAGAGTCCTAGGGGAGGGAGTTCTGGTATATCTAAAAGAAGGAAAGCTATGTCTAATAAACAGCAGCTAGAATTTTTGAAGAAATTTGGTATAAAAGCTGGAAATATGCTTTCTTTTGGTGCTCCGTTTGGAAAGGAGCCTAGCAAAAGATGGGACAGTTGGGACGGGAGAAAGAAATGAAAAGAAAAGGTAATCCTCACAAGGATAATCCAAGCAATACACCTGGTGAACAACAGGATCCTAGAGGTTCTGAGGTTGCAGCTCGTGGCGCTTTCTATCAGAGACAGAGGAAACTGCGTCCACTTAGGAGAGCACAAATGTTGCTTAGGAAAAAACTTCTATCTTAATGAAGATAATAAATTAGTATAACAGGAGATTAACTAATGGGTAAAAAGGAAGACAAGATTACTGTAAGTATGGCTGGAAAGAATAAGCAAGTTACAGCTAATCAAAAGCGTATGGCTGCCAATGCTTGGAGAGATGCCAAGGATGCCTCATCAAGGGCTAGATTAAAAGAAAGGTATAAGAAGCAGGGATATAGTGCAGCCGATATAAAAGCCATCATAGCTGCTGCTGCTTCAGGGCCAAGAGCTCCTGTTAAAGGAATGAAGAAAGATCCCCAAGGACTGAAAAGAACGTTTAGAACAAAGTCTCCTTACTCAGGAAAAACAAGCTCAATACCAAATCCAAGAAAAAAAGGTCCCTTATCTAGTATTAAAAAGCAAAAAGGAAGAGGGTGATTATCGAGGTTATTTGTTGTATTGGTTTGTTAATATGGACTTATCTAGTATTTAAGGGATCGTGGTGATATTATGACAAAGAGATTTACCCCAAAAATAGGGTCTACTCCTACTCCAAAGGATGTACCAGTTTTAACAGATAAAGTTTCTTCAAAGGGAAAATCTTATAAACGTGCAGGTCTTTCTACATTCCATAAGGCAGAGATGGCTGTAAGGGATGCTGAAAAAAGGGAGAAACAGGAGAATAAAGATAGTAATAAAAAAAGATCCTCCTCTGGTCATAGTAGATCTGGAAGGGGTGGTGGTTATGTGGATTTAGGTCCACAGTCAGGATGGAGAAAAGGTCGCCGTAAATACGGTATAAGGATAGAACCAAAGCTCTGAAATGGCTAAAGACAAAAGTACGGCAAGACCACAAAAGATAATACCACATAATCCTTATAGAGAAGGACGCAACGGTAAGAATAAAAGATTACGCAAGATGATGCGTGATAAGAAAAGAGGAGGTATTTAAATGCCAACAGGACCAGGATCATACGGCAAGAAACGAGGCCGTCCGCCAAAGAAGAAATAGTGTATAGCACATCATTGCTAGAAGAGGAGCCAGGGTACGCGCAAAAAGAAACAATTGAATTGCTATGCTTCCCTGACCCTAAGCTTAGGAAGAAATCAAAAGATATTATTTTTGAAGAAGAGGATGAAGAGTATATAAGATCATTAGCTGAGGATATGGCTTTTGTCATGTCAGAGTTGGGTGGAATAGGACTAGCTGCTCCGCAGATAGACGTTCATAAAAAAATGATAGTTGTAGATACTCAGAAAGGAGAGAGTAATCTGAGTTGCTTTATTAACCCTAGAATTATAGATAGGGAAGGTAAAGTCACGACTAAAGAAAGGTGTTTATCAGTACCAGAGATGGAAATTTCTGTAACAAGATCTAAAAATATAAGACTACAATTCAAAGACATGCAAGGAAAGAGCCATGTTAAAGGATTTAAAGATTTAATGTCTATATGTATACAGCATGAATTAGATCATTTGGATGGAAAAATAATTATTGACTATATAGCATCATGAGCAAACCAAGAAAAAAAGACGGACTATATGTTCATAGTAGTGTATGGACATCGCAGAATAAAAAAGAAGTTATAGAAATGTTTCAGAAAGGAGCCTCCATAGTAGAGGTGTGTAGATTTCTTGGTATTAATAAATCAACTTGGTATAGATGGTTAAAGGACCCAAGAAAGAAAGACTTTCAGGAACATGCTGAAAAAGGATTAGAGGCATCAGAAGCTCACTGGGTTAAGATGGGTAGAGAGAATATAGAGAACAAAAGTTTTAATACAGCTCTATATTCATTTATGATGGTTAATAAATTCAACTATAGGTCTGCATATTCAAAACAGGAAAAAGATGTTAAAGAGGTAAAGGAACATAGGATTGAAGTTAAGAATTCTGTAGATGTTGATTCTATTTTGAATAAGATTACAGGTGAGATAAAATCTGATGTTGACAAGAATCTTCACTAATAAAAAAAAGAATGTAACTTCCGTTGTTAGACCTAATGATGATGAAGCATGGGATAGAGAATTTAAATTCTTAGAAAATAAACTTAAATGTGATAAGAATACTAAGAGATCAAAAGATGGCAAATACTTTTTTAGATAAATTTAAAAAAAAGATTCTTGGTAGTCAGACTTATAAAGGACTTAATGAATCCTTATCTTATTTAATGAAGGACAGTATTAAAAATCCTTATACATCTGGTACATTAAAAAATGAAATGTTTGATGAGCTACTTGAAGATGAGGGATATAGGTTTGGTGGGTATAGTGATCCAGGCGAAGATGCAAACCTTACAACTGGCATAGGACACTTGGATATAGACCCAACTGCAGGTTTTTGGGTTAATCCAGATGAGGCAACAGATCTTTTTGTTAGAGATATAGATGAAAAATATAGCGATGCAATATCATGGTTAACTCCAGATGTATTTAATAACTTATCTTGGGACGCTAAAAAAGCTGTAATTAATATGAATTTTAGAGGTGATTTAAGAGGTTCTGATGAAACTTCAAAATTAATAAGACAGGGTAGAATGTCTGATGCTGCTAAAGAATATCTTGATCATGATGGGTACAGGGCTGCTCAATCTGGAGGCTTAAAAGGAATAGTCGATAGGATGGAAGAAAATGCTAGAAGATTAGGAACTAAGAGAAATTTTGAATATTTAAAGAGGATGTCTATATCTAGTCCTGATGCTTCTAAAAAATCGCATGATTATTTAAAATATTGGAAACCGGAGTAACATAATGGTAGATAAACAATTTAAACAAATTCCTTCCACAAGCGGAGAAGGTATGGTTACACAGCAGCAGAAGACAAAGAATCCTGCACCAAAAGAAATAGAAAGTGGAAGAGTTGTTAATACCGAACCAGGACCACCAAGGTCGGGAGTTTAATAAAAATGGCTGCATTTAAATATTCTCCCATGAAACCTAAGAGCGCATCAAAAGTAATGCCTAGAAAAAAACAATTGGCAAGGGCTAGAACGATAAAGAAGGCTAGTAAATTAAAATAATATAATGTTAAAAAAATTGCTGTTTCTAATACTGCTTCTTCCATTATCAGGATCAGCAAAGATGTTTCCTCTTACTATACCAATACCATCAGTTTGTTGGGATAGCTTAGAGGAGGCAGTATCGTATCATATTAACTTGGGTGAGAAAGTTATAGGAAGGGGTACAATTCCAAGTGAAAAAGGATTCTCTGGAATTATACATTTGATTGATCCATTAAGTCCAAGTTGGACTATATTGCATGTACATAAAAACAAAGAGACAGGTAGTGTTACGGTATGTTCTATAGTAAGTGGAACAGTATGGGAAATTCATATTCCAGATTATAAGAATAATAAGATTGAGCTATGACAAATTCAGGACAATTTAATAGAACTATTTCTGTTGGTCATATAATAACTACTATAGGTTTAATTGTTGGTGGATTTAGTTTTATATATGACTTAAAGAATAAGGTAGCTATACAAGAATTTAAAATTAGTGCTATAGAAGAAAGATTGGAAAGAGTTGTAGGAAGAACGGATGATCAGTTTGATCAGATAATGGATCATCTCGTTAGGTTAGAAGAGAAAATAGATGTCATGAGTTTAACAAACGGAGAATAATCGGGCAGAAAGTATGAGAAAAATTATTGCATTTATGTTGTTGTTGTTTCCTTTTGTAGCTTTTAGTGCTGACTTAGGTAAGGTTGATGTCAGTGCAAAGTTGCGCCATTCAGACGGAATTAGTGTTGGTTTAAGTGATTCCGGTAATTTTAATATTGGTATAGCCGGAGATGGATATACACTTTCATTTGATCAAAGTGATAATGAAATGGAGATTGGTGCATATGGTGTTTACCTTAGCAGATCAGATTCAAAGAACATTGGTTTGGGGTATGGAGCAGGCATTGGAATATTTGATGGTGGAGTTAGGTATTCGTGGATGAGTAATGGTGAACATGTTGTTGGCGGTGGTTCATTGATAGCATATAAAGGATTGGGATTAAATACAGACATTGAATGGAATGTTAGTAATTCTGATATTAAAGGAAGCCTTGGAACGTCATTAGATATATGGGGGGCAACGGCTGGCATTACGTCTAAGTGGGATATAGATAATTTTTCTTATGACGGATTAGATCTTAGCGCAGGTTATAGTATACCTGTATCAGGCGGTCTAAATGTAATTCCATCAGTAAGTATGGGATTGGATAATAATTGGGAAAGGGGAGATATAAAAATAGCTGCCGTCCTTAGTATGGATTTTGGTCATGAGCATGATTCGATGTAATCATTTGGAATTTGTAAAAGAATCATATCTTGAGCATTTATGGTTTACTCTTAAATTAACATCTCATTTGTTAGCCCTGTCTGTAGTATCTTTAATTCATGGTATATTTCCATGGCTTTTTATTGGTTCAACATCTAGCGCTATAAAAAATATTGGGGAGAAATTAAAAAACCGATGACCTATCAACGCACTACTGGAAATGAATCTCCATCACCATTCCTTAAATTATACTTGCATAAACTAAATAAAATGTTTAGAGGAAAGAACGCAGGAAGAACAGGCAAATGAAGATTGATGCTAAATTTTTCGGAGCAATATTATTTCTTGTGGCTCAAACTTCTGGTGCCATATGGTGGGCTTCCTCGTTGTCTTCAGAGGTGAGTAGACTTGCTGGTATACAGGGTATATCTATACCTGCTCTAGAGGCTGAAGCAAACAAGTGTGGCATTGCCATACACAATAACGAATCTGCCATTAAAGAACTTCAGGAACATGATGAAGCTATATCTGGGCTGGATGTATTAGGGTTTAGAATAGACAGCCTATCCGAAGAGATATCAAAACTCAGAGAGGAAGATTCTGCTCAAAGAGAAGTGATGTCGAATATTATGACTCAGCATGAAAACATCTTTCAGATGATGCAGAGTAATAATATGATTCAGCAGAAAGGTAGTGGTTATGGTGGATGACAGAAATACAAAGATGTGTATTTATTCACTATAGAAAATTATACAGTAATGTTGCAACCAAGGATGGTGCTAAGAATCTTGCTTTATTACATACAAGAAACTATTTAAATAATTACAGGATTTATACAAGCATTGTTAATGAAACACTTGAATCTAGAAGAAGCGGAATTATGTTTGAATGATTATCACAGAACAGGCGCAAGAAAAAATAAATCAGACCCTAGATGGAAAAGGGTATTTAGGAATATATCTGGAAGGTGGCGGATGTTCAGGCTACAAAATCAAGCTATCGCCCACTGGAGAGCTTCCGTCAGATGCGGTCATCCTTACCGATACTATTTATTCTGATGCCCATTCCCTTGACATACTTGGAGATGCATCTATGGATTGGGAGGCAGACCCTTTCAGACCCTCATTTAAATTTGTACCTCCAACGGGAGCGCATTCCTGCGGATGTGGCTCATCATTTACTCTATAGTGGATATAAAATTAGTGATAACAAATGGAGAATAAACTACATGGACATAATCAAGAAGGTGTGGAAGGAAATTTCAGAAAAACCCTTATGGGCAATCGCTATCTTAATGGTTGCGTGGTGGCTCTTTGCTTAATATTTATGACGACAGCATGCGCCCCTTTGAAGAAGGCGGGGATAATCGGGACCAGCGCAGGATTGGGTGCAACTGTGGGGAGTGTGATAGGTGGGGGTGCGATTGCACCAATAGCGGGGAGCATGATAGCTGCCTCTGCAGCCTCTGTCGTAACGGGTGGGAGCAGCGAAGCTCAATCTCAGTCTCTTGAGGTTAATGCGGATACAGTTGTAAATAATGCCCCAGATAATTTTTGGACTCTTTTAGGTAGGTTAACCCAAATGGGTGGATGGGCTCTTTTATTAATAGTAATAGTACCAATGTTGTTTTCTTGGTTGCTTCCTGGTCCAATTCAGTTTAAAGGAAAGAAAGGTAAATAGTTATGGCGACACAAAGAGGAGTATACGAAGAGGAAGGTGCTGGTATAGCTCTTGGAGCTATGATGGCTCAAGCTCTAAGGAATAGGGTGAAAGAGCCCACAACATTAGATGAAAGAATATCAGCATTAAAGGAAATAGCTGCAGGACCACAAAGAGAACAAGTAGCTCAAAATCAAATGGATGCACCAAGATTAGAATATGAGCGCATGCAGAATGATCCGATTTTTCGTGAGCAGATGAGAACTAACAGAGAATTGTCTGAAAGATTAGCAATGGAAGAGGAGATGCGAAGACAACAAATGTCAGCGGGAAGAGATAGGCACCCTCCCATGCCTCAACAGCAAGTCTATCAAGATGAGTTAGGTGCTCTTAATGCTGAAGAAGGAGCACTATTAGCACAGATGCAGGCTGATAGAGTAAACCAAGCTGGTGATCAGGGTTTTACTTCTACTACAGGATATGTTCCTGGAGGACCTAGTGCATTGCCTCAGGCTTCTGCACCACCTCCAATGCCTATAGAATTAGAACAGCAATCTACTGCTGCACAACATCCTCTTCAATTAGAGAAGCCTGTTGGACCTCAAGGATTTTCATCTACTACAGGCTATACAAGCACACCAACTCCTGAAGGTGAGCAAATTGATACAGTAGCAAGAAATGCTGTGCAATGGGTAAATGATTTGTTTAGAAGCGATCAGGGGGGTGCTGAACAGGCAGGAGCAGTTCAAACTGAAGACCCTTCACCAGATCTTCCAAATGCTCAGAATTTTGTTAATCCTACATATCAGTCAAGTACACCTGAGGGTCCTTTAGAGGCTCCTCAAGCAGGAACACCTGGTGGAGCAAGCACTTCTAGTGGTATTGGAACTTATACTACTCAGCATGGATTTGGAGCAAATAATTATGCACAAGGTGGAGTAACACCAGAAGAGCAGCAAATTTTAAATCAAACTCAATCTAGTCTATCGTCAAGTAGACCAGATGAATATGAAGCCTCACAGGTTTATTGGCCTACCATCGGTGACGAGAGTGGATCCGGAAAGGAGGCTACAAATCAAGCATTAGTTAGTCAGTTGCTTGATAAGTATGGAGATCAATTAAGGATGGCAGGTTACGGTGATTTAGTTGATAAATTTTCATCAGGAGATTTTAATAAGTCAGATGTAGATTCACTGATAGGTCAGTATGAAAGAGTTCTTCCTGAACAAATTGTAAATCAGCTAAAGCAGGTATCTGCGAATTTAGATGCTGCAGTTGCTGGAGGAGAAGTAGCAAGCCCATGGATTGATCCAGATACCGGACAAGAATTTTTTCCAGGTTCTGGTATGACTGGAGATCAGTCAAGAGATAGAACAAGAGAATTAAATCAGGGGGTTTTAGGTAAGATTGCATCCGAACCAGGATTAAACTTCCAGGCCAAAACAGATACAGGCACATATGATTCAGGTGTAGCTATGTTACCTGGCGAATCATTCATAGAGTATACGCAGCGCATGCACAATAGGTTATACCCCCAGGGGTAAACGATGCCAATACAGAAGTGTAAATTGAAAAACGGTAAACAAGGCTGGAAGTGGGGTAAGAAGGGAAAATGTTATTCAAGTAAGAAGCAGGCGCAAAAACAGGCGCAAGCTATTTACGCATCTGGTTATAAGGGTGGTTAAGTGCTTCCTGAAATATTAGATGAAGTTTATGCATCTACAAAGAATTCTGATGCATCTAAACAGTTTGCTTTATGGGCGCATACAGCACCTTTTGATTCTGTGGTTAAAGCATATGCTGATTGCCATAGGGATCCTAATATTGATGATTCTTTCATTAGGACTCTCGGTCAGCTTGATAGGTTCTATCTTGGCGTTTTTCTTTGTAATCGTCATGATATGTTACATCCGTGGATTTATGAAAGATGCAGAGAGGTAGAAGATCATAGAGACGGTAGATTAGATTTGTGGGCAAGATTCCATTATAAGAGTTCAATAATAACTTTTCTTGGAACAATACAGGAAGTTTTATGTAATCCTAATATTACTATAGGACTTCTTTCGTTCTCCGCAAGACAGGCAAAACCATTCCTACGTCAGATAATGCAGGAGTTCGATTCTAATGAAAAGCTTAAGGAGCTTTACAAAGATATACTATGGGAGAAACCTAGATTACAGGCTTCCAAATGGGCTGAGAATGAAGGCATATGTGTGCGTAGATCTGCTAACCCGAAGGAACAAACTATTGAGGCCCACGGACTTGTGGATGGTCAGCCTACTGGACGACATTTTGATCTTATCATTTATGACGATGTAGTAGTTCAAGAGTCAGTTACTACTCCAGAACAAATATCAAAGACTACAACACAGTGGGAGTTATCATTAAACTTGGGATCTACACATAGCCCAAGATATCAGTATGCTGGAACTAGATATGCATATGGTGATACCTATGGAACTATTCTGCAAAGAGCAGCTGTAAAGCCAAGAATACATGCAGCAACATATAGTGGAACTATGGATGGAGAACCAGTATTCCTAGCTCAAGAGAGGTGGGAAGAAATAAAAAAGACTACATCCACTTACACCGTAGCATGTCAACAACTTTTAAATCCTATAGCTGGTTCAGATGTAGCATTTAAACAGGAGTGGTGGCATGAGTATGAAGTTAGACCATATACTATGAATGTTTACCTGATGTGTGATCCAGCGCACTCAAAGAAGAAAGAGTCTAATAGAACTGCAATAGCTGTTGTTGGTGTAGATGCAAACTATAACAAATACTTATTGGATGGTATTTGTCATAGACTTTCATTATCCGAAAGATGGTCTAGTTTAAAGAGATTAAGGACTAGATGGAAAGGGGCTCCAGGAATTAGAGAAGTAAAGGTTGGTTATGAAAGATATGGAGCTCAAGCTGATATAGAACATTTTAAGGAAATGATGAAGATAGAGGGAAGTTCATTTCCTATCTATGAATTGAATTGGGTTGGAGGTGGTGGAGCCCAATCTAAGAAAGATAGGATACAAAGGTTGGAACCAGATTTAAAAGATGGATCTTTTTTCTTTCCTTATCCAACTGATAAATCCAAATTAACATCAATGCAAATTGATTACAAAGAAAGAAAACAAGAATTCCTTACTTCAAAAAAAATTGTTTGCAAGAATGAGGATGGAAAATTATATGATCTTTCTAAATGGGTAAGGGAAAATGAGTACCTACTATTTCCTAGTGTGCATCCAGATTTTTTAGATGCTTTATCTAGAATATATGATATGGATGCTACTCCACCCATGCCTAGAAAAGGAAGAATTTTAGAACCAGAAGCAGAGGCATCATACTAATGGCGAGAACGTTTAGATATGGAGGTGGACGTAGAAGCCCCCCTCGTAGAGTTGCCTATAGGATGGTAAATGGAAAAAAGTTTTATGAGAAATCACCTAGAGATTTTCCATATGGAGCTTTTCCTTACGCTGAACCTGTTTACTGGGTAGCAGGATATTGTGAAAATGATACTAGTTCATAGGAGTTAATTTATGGCAGTTACTATTGTTACAAGAGCTGGAAAAGGCTCACCATTAACCCATAACGAGGTTGATGCTAATTTTAATAACCTTAATAGTGGTAAGGATGATACTGTAAATAATCTTCCTCTTGATACTGTTATGAGTCAGTCTGCTGATTTTATTCCATTTTATGATACGGCAGCCGCTGCTGTTAAAAAGATTACCCCTATAAACAGTGTATTCTTTAATAGAACTGTTATAATTAAAGTTCTTCCTGATGCTATTCCAACATATGTTGGCAACGGAATTTCAGCATTCACTATTCCTTCTGCATTGAACGGTCTAGTTTTGAGTGCAGTAGCTGGTGAATTAGGAGCGCATGTATATACAGCAGGGGTTACTGGAACTACAGATGTAATGATTCATAACTTAACTGATGCAGTAGATATGTTAACAACTCCAATTACCATTGATACTGGGGAAACAGATTCCTCTACAGCAGCAGCTGCTCCTGTAGTTGATACGTCAAATAATGCTGTATCTACAGCAGATGTTATAAGATTTGATATAGATGCAATATCAAGTGGAACGGCTGCTAATGGATTAGAAATAAGGATGCAATTTAAGGGAGCATAATGCTAAAGTCTTTTACACGTAGTCATCCACCATCTGTAGATATTAAACCTAGAATAGTTCCAGTACCAGAAATAATATGCTCTTTGAATGAGGAGCCAGAAAAGATAAGAGATAATATAGAATCAAATATACAATTGGGTCTTCCACAAGTTATTCCATATGAGACTCAGTGGGATAAAGTTATTGGGTTGGCTCTTGGTGGCCCAACACTAGAAGATACATTTGATGATCTATATGATAAGTATAAAAATGGAATGCCAGTCATCACTGTTAATGGCACTTATAAATATTGCATGGAAAGAGGTATACGTCCATCAGCATTTATAATGCTAGATAGCCGTGAATTTAATCATAGGTTTATTCATGAGACACACGAGGAATGTAAGTATTTTATATGCTCCCAGTGTCATCCAAATGTTTTTGAAAAACTAAAGGATAATAAAGTATTTATATGGCATTGCGCTGGGCAGGAAGATAATGAAGACCTTCTCAAGAATAAGTATGGTGATGATTACTACCCTATAATGGGCGGATCCACTGTTGCATTGAGAGCAATTCATTTGTTAAGAATGATTGGATTTCATAAATTTGAGGTTTATGGGTTCGATAGTTGTTTTATAGGAAATCATCATGCGTATGATCAAAAAGAAAATGATGAGGAGAAGGTAATAGATGTAATTGTTGCTGATAAAGAGTTTAGATGTACAGCAGCTAATTATCATCAAGCTAAAGAGTTTGTTCAGATGATCATAAAAACTGGTGAGTACTATGATTTGGCTATTCATGGTGATGGATTAATTTCATATATTATTAAAAATCCGAGTGCTCTAAAAATTGCTGCTTAACGAACAACTCGTAGAAGAGTATAAAAGATTTCATTCTGAAAATGAAAATCATTACTGGGGTGATATGCTACGGCATAACTCCAGACAAATAGAAAAATTAATAAAGGAAACAGAATCAAAAACTTTATTAGATTATGGATGTGGCAAAGGTCTACAATATTTTGTTGATAATGAACACAAAAATTGGGGAGTTATGCCAACCTTATATGATCCCGGCATCGAGAAGTTTTCCACTCTTCCAGATAATTTATTCGATGGGGTAATCTCAACAGATGTCATGGAGCATATTCCTGAATGTGATATTCAGGAAACTTTAGGGTGGATATTTAAAAGAGCCAGATTATTTGTGTTCTTGGCGATATCTACTAGACCCGCTGTAACTATACTGCCTAATGGAGAAAATGCACATTGCACCGTACAACCGATTGAATGGTGGCATGAGCAAATAATTAACGCTAATACTGATAATATATATGCACATTTAAAAGCATATGGTAATAGCAATGGGTACAGGATGTATAATTTGCCGCGCAAAATTTTTATTGAACGATTAACAATATAGGAGGTAAAAGATGGCTGCTACTGCTTGGGCGTTTTATAATTCCTTTAGGGAATATATAGGCAATGGTCAGTTTGATCTAGACGGAACAGGTGTAAATTTTTATATGGCTCTTCATACTAGCGCAGCTAGTGCGAATGCAACTAATGCTGTGTTATCCACGCAGGCGTCAATTGCAAATGAAGTAGCTGCGGCGAATGGTTATGCAACCGGAGGTCTTTCTGTTTCAGCGAGAACTTGGGCTGCTGGCGCATCTGCTGGGGTATTCCGTTTTGATTCAACAGCTGTTGTTTGGACCGCGACTGGAGGAGATATTAGTAATGTTAAATATGCTATAATATATCAGTCAGGCGGAAAGTTAGTATGTTATTCAAAACTAACCACATCACAATTTACCCTTAGTCAGGATAACACGTTGACCGTTACTCCAAGTGCTAATGGCATTTTTGAATTAACCTAAAGGAGGTGAATCATGGGCGTAGAAACAGCTACATTTATTAGCCAACTTTCGGCTACAAATCCGCTTGGAACAGATCCAATCTCAGAGGGCGATAATCAGATTCGTCTCGTCAAAGATGTTCTGCAAAAACAATTTACTACACTTGGTGCTGCTGCAGTTACTACAACTGCTGCTGAAGTTAATGTTCTAGATGGTGTTGCTGCAGGTACAGCCAGCGCAAGCAAAGCAGTAGTGTTGGACTCTAATTCTGCTGTCAATGCAGTAAAGACTGCGGCCTTACATATAGGTGCATCTGGTTCAGAAACCGCGGTGACTGCTACTGGTGCTGAATTAAATTATGTTGATATTGCAGCTGCAGGAACTGTAGAGATTTCAAAGGCAGTTATCGCCGATGGTTCTGGAACTATTAATCATGCTGATTATATTGTTCAGAAACCGAAGATGAAGGATTATTCAGAAGCAATAAATGCTATGGGTTCCAAAAGTGCTGCATTTGATATTGACTTAGAGGATGGAAATGTTCAATCTGTAACTGTAACTTCTGGAACATTTAATGTTGGAATAACAAATGCTCTTACTTCTAATTCAAATTCATTAACTATTATTGGAACAAATCTAGGAACAGGAACTATTTCTTGGAAGTCCGGGGCGCACGGTGGTGGCGGAAATGCTATTAAATGGCCAGCTGGCGCTGCCCCAACTTTAACAGCATCAGGAACCGATATTTTAACATTCACTACATTTGACGGTGGCACTCAGTGGTATGGTTTTGCTGCTGGCTTGGCAATGGCTTAACCCATGTCTTTAGGAGCAAATAAATCTGCTTTAATAGGTATGGGAGGAGCAGGTGGTGGTAATTATTACGGTGATGACTCTGACGGAACGGTGTCAACATCCGGGTCTGTTACATATACTGTAGCAAACAAGGCTGGTGCCTATGATGGGGATATGGTTATTAAAAACTATACCGATCTAACAATTAATGTAGGGCATACAGTTAAACCTGATCAACCATGCAGAGGTATGTTTATGTACTGCAGTGGTGATTTAATTGTAAGTGGTGAGCTTGTAATATCAGGTCAAGGCGCGTGTGCTGATCCAACGGTATCTGGAGGATCAGATGCTTCTGCGGTGTCAGCTACTGGAATAAGATTACCTATGTTTACTGCTAGTGGAACAGATACTCTTGCTGCAGCTGATTTTGCAGGATGTGGATCTGGCGTGGTAGGGGCAGTAGCGAATCAAGATTCAATATCTGGTGATGGAACTATTTTTACAGTTTCACGCGCAGGAGGCAGTGGTGGTACTGGTTGTTCATCTTCAGGGTGGGGATCTTGTAATACAGATTCTGGATCTGTAGGGGCAGGAACAACTGGAGGTGCTACCTTATCTTCTGGAGGCGGAGGCGGTGGTTCAGCTTGGGGCGGAGGCGCGTCTGGAACGGCTCACGGAGCCGCAGGAGCTGCCGGAACGTGCTTTAGTGGTGGAGGTGGTGGTGGTTCTGCAGCTTGCGATAACTGCTCTTGCAGTGCAACGGCTGGAAGTTTTGGTTGCGGCGGAGGCGGTTGTTCTGGTGGAGGAATTAATGGGGGAACAGGCGGAAATGGTGGCGGATTAATGTTTGTAGTTGTTAAAGGTGACGTCACTATAAACTCTGGAGGAAGTATCTCTGTTAACGGAAGCGGTGGACAATCAACCGGATCTGGAGCATTTGGTGGAGTTAGTGCAGGTGGAGGAGCAGGAGGACAACTTTTTATTCTTCACGGTGGAACATATACAAATAATGGAACTATTAATTCTGGCGGTGGATCTGGCGGATCAAAGGGTGGATCAAGTGGAGGAGCTGGAGGATTTTATCAGGTTCAGGTGAGTTCATGAATGCAAAAGAAAAACTTGATATTTGTAAACGATGTGAGAATTACAAATATGGATTCTGTAAACTTTGCGGATGTGCGATGGTTCTTAAAGTCAATTTAAAAGGACAGGGGTGTCCTATAGATAAATGGTGAAATTATGATAACTTATGCAAAACTTAAAAATGATCAAATAGTTCAATGGCCTTATGGTCAGGGTAATTTAAGATCAGATAATCCCCATATATCTTTTCCTTCTGGGGCATTGGCTATAAAAGAGATTAGGGATTTATTTAACATAGTAGAAGTAAAACATGCTGAGATGTCAGCTACTAAGGGACACAAAGCTGTACAGGTTGGCCCGGTAAAAGAAGCTGATGGTTCTTGGGCTCAAAAGTGGGAGCTTCAGCCTAAAGAAGAAGCTGAATTAATAACTAAGGATTTTACAAATCCAGAACAACCTTCTGGAGCCGAGCTATATGATGAGCATGGTGTCGAAATTTATGTTTACATAAATGGTGGCTCTGTTTGGAAAACCGATCATTGGGAAATTAATTGGGTTAGGGAAGATTTGCCGAATAAATTAAAAAGATTAAATGCTTATGGAGACTGGAGAGATCAGTTAGAATTTATTACTGAAAATGGATTGGAAGCATGGCAATCAAAAGTTACAGAAATAAAATCTAGATATCCAAAAGTATAGGAGAAATAGTATGCCTTTAGGAGCAAGCAAATCAGCCCTGTTTGCAATGGGTGGAGCAGGAGGAGGAAATTACTTTGGTGATGGATCCGATGGTGCAGTAACTACATCAGGTGATGTTACTCATACAGTACAAAATAAAGTTGGATCTTATGATGGAGACATGGTGGTATTAAATTATACTGATCTTGTAATCTCATCTGGAAATACAATGACTGTAGATCAACCATGCAGAGGTATTCTCCTTTATTGTAAAGGCAATCTTACTGTTACTGGAACCCTTCACATGAATCTGAAGGGAGGCTTTGCCGACCCAACAGCATCAGGTGGAAGCGATTCTGCGGCAGTAAATGCAAGCGGTCTTCAATTGGGAATGTTGACAGCTAGTGGATCTACATCTATGGATCCCGCAGCTACTTTTGCAGGAACTGGCAATGCAGCAGTATCCGCTGTTGGTAATCAGGATGCTCTTGATGGTAATGGAACTATTTTTAGTATGCCAAAATTAGGTGGAACTGGGGGAGCAGGTTGCAATCCCGGAGGCTCTGGAAATTCGAACAATGCTTGTACAGGAACAGCAGGAACAGCTGCAAGCTCTTCTGCTGTTACTTGTTCTACAGGTGGTGGCGGAGGTGGGGGAGCTGAAACAAAATGGCAGGGAGGAAATGGCGGAGCGCAGGGAGGAAATGGCGCTGATGCTGGAGTTTTTGGTGGAGGCTCAGGAGGTGGCGGAGCTGGAGGAACCAACAGTTATGCAGGGGCTGGTAGCGCTGTCGCTTATAGTGGGGCCGGTGGAAATGGATCAGCAACTTGGTCAGCAAATGCTGGCGGCGGTGGAGGAGGAAATCCCGGAGGTACAGGAAATTCAGGATCATGGGGTAATGCTGCCAATGGAGCCGCTGGTGTTGGAGGAATAATGTGGATTGTTGTTGGAGGTGACATTTCAATCACTGGAACAGTAAGCGCTAATGGAGGTAATGGTGGAGGCGCAACTGCTGGAGAAAGAAGGGGCGGAGGAGCAGGATCAGGAGGGGGCGCGATAATGATTCTTCATGGAGGATCATATAGTTTAGTCGGAAGTTTAACTGCAAGCGCTGGTGGTGGTGGAACTGGAGCAGGAGTTGGAGGATCTGGTGGCGCTGGATCTACCTGTATAGCTCAAGTTGAAAGCTAAATTATAGTGAATTTTATACATGAGCAGTTTGTTGAGGATGTTTCTTTAGGTGATAGGATAGCTGATTACTTTCATTCTAATCCAGAGGGAAGAGCAAAAAGGCAAGGCATCATTCAGTCGGTACATGATGATTCTAAAAAACATACAAACGATTTAATAAAGAAAAGCACTGACATGACTGTTAACAGTGACAGTCATGAAACTATCTTTGAATTTCTAAATCAGTTACAAATTGTTTTAGAAGAATATATAAAAATTTATCCTTTTTGCAATGCTTACTCTAAATTTGAATTGGAACAAGGATTTAATATTCAATATTACAAACCATATGAGGGGTACTTTTCATATCATACAGAAAGAATTGGATCTTCCCCGCTATCAAGTTCAAGGCATTTAGCATTTATGATGTATTGTAATACCATAAAGAGCAGGGGTGGAACTGAATTTATACATCAGGATTTAGTATGCAAACCAGAGCAGGGAAAGATTGTAATATTTCCTACTGATTGGACTCATACCCATAGGGGAATAACTTCACCTGAATCAAAGATGATTGCGACAGGATGGTATGGTTATGTTGATTGAGCATGAAAATTTTATAAGCTCAGAAGACATAAAAATTATAGATAATAATGTTTTAAGTTCAGAGTTTCCTTGGTACTATGCACCATCTTCAACGTCTAGTAATTTTCCTTTCATTGCACATGTGCTTATGAAGAGGGTGGAAGAATCATCAAATAGTATTGTTTCCCCGAGTTGGTATCCGTTCTTTGAAAGGATATTATATAAGTTTTGTGACAATAATAATTTAGAAGTAACTAAGATATTAAGAGCTTCATTAAATCTTACGCATAATTGTGATTCTATTTATAGAAATGGTGACCCTCATGTGGATTACACGTTTGATCACTCTCAGGTAGTTATGTACTTAAATGAATTTGATAATGGTGAAACACTTATATTTAATGAAAAATACGGAGAGAAGGATTTGGATAAAAGTATTTATTCATCATTAAATATGAGCGATAACTTTAGTATTAAGAATATCATAACCCCGTCTAAGGGAAAGGTTGTATGTTTTAATGGGTCTAATTTTCATACTTGTAGATGGTGTAGTGGTAGCCAAAGACGGGTAGTTTGTGTATTCTGTTTTATTTAACATGATTAAAGTATTTGATGATTGGTTGGATCTAACTTTTTGCGCCTCTCTTGATGAGTATATATTGATGAATACTCCTCATAGGTACGGGCAACATGCAAATAGAGATGCGGAAGCACAGAATACTTTTTATTATTCTGAATGTTCTTTTGATGATTTTCATATACAATATCTCAGAGAAAAAATAAAAGAATGTATTGGCGTTGGAGTTGAGTTTATAAAGGTTTTAACAAATATTCAGTACATGGGTATGGATAGTGCGTTCCATTCTGATGACGGGGATATGACTGCAATTTATATGGTTAGTCCCACACTAGATAATAGTGGATTTTTTGAGTATAAGAATGAAGGATATCGAACTATAAATAAGGTTGAATTCAAGCAGAATAGAATGATAATCCATGATGATGTTGAACATAGAGCAAGATCTCCTGAAACAGTTAGACCCAGAATGACTATTGCATTTCAGATGAAAATTAATTGAAGATATCAATTATAGGAAAAGGAAATGCGGGATGTTTATCGGCTCTTCATTTTTCTCACTATACTAATGAAGAGATTGAGCTAGTACATGACAGCAGAATTCCAACTGAATATGTTGGTCAAGCATCTGTATTAGAGCTACCAAATTTATTACATAATTTATTAGATGTTGATTTATATAATAACCCATTTAATGCAACTATAAAATCTGGTATATTATATGAAGGATGGGGTAAGAAGAACGATAAGATATTTCATCCATTTTCATTTGGGGCATACGGTATACATTATGATACCAGACTTTTCCAAGATTTTATTCTTGAGAAATTAGACTCAAGAATTAGTATAGAAGATAAAAGAGTAGAGTCTTACGACGATATAGATGCTGATTATATAATTGATTGCTCTGGGTTTAATAAGAAACATAGAAATGGTGAGTTAGCAGAGGGATATAGTTCTTTAATTAATCCTTTGAATTCTGTTTTGCTGGCTAATATAAATGAGGAGCGATATCATCCATGGACAAGAGCGGTAGCTACTCCAGATGGTTGGTGCTTTGTTATACCTTTACATGATACAGTTTCATTAGGGTATTTATATAATTCAAATATTACCAGCAAAGAAATTGCAGAAGATAACTTTAAAGAGTTATTTGATATAGATAATGTAAAGGATAATTTTTCATTCCAATGTTTTTTAAAGGATGACCCAATAGAAGGTAGGGTTATTGCAAATGGTAATAACTTATTTTTCCTAGAGCCTTTGGAGTCAACTGCGGTACAAACATATATTGAATGGAATAGAAGCATATATGATTTTATATTTAATTGTCCGACCGCTGATGAAGTTAGCCGTCATATAAAGTCATATACTAGAAAAACTCAAAATTTTATACTATGGCATTATCTACATGGTTCAAGATATGATAGCCCCTTTTGGTCTTATGCAAAGTCTTTGAGAATAGAAGATCCTGAATTTTATAAATTCACAAATCTTACAAAAGATAATAAAAAAGAAATGTACGCTCAATGGGAAAATAACAGTTTCAAGATATGGAAGAATGGAGCTGTAAGTAGCTTTAACTAACTATAGGATTCAAAATGCCAAGAGACTGGTTTCACGCTGGAGGAGATTGGAACTCCAATACAGAGTCATGGGAAGGAGAGGCTGATTTTCCAGCTAAAGCAGATTTAACTTTAACAGGACAATCTGTTACAAGAAGTCAGGGTACAAGTTATAGTCCTGCATCTGGATCTACTTCTATTATAACGGATTATTCGTGGGATTTAGTTTCTAGCTCATGGAATGATATTGTAGGGACTTGGGCTTCCCCAAGCATTACCCCACCAGGTGTTTCAGTAGGTACATTAATAAGTATAACAAACGGAACTATAACTCTTTCCTCTTCTGCTCCATCTTTTGGTACAGATTATATATTTAAGCCTTCTTCAGCTTCTTTAAAAAGTAATATATCTCTTAATACTTGGGAAAGTTATGGTGGTGATTGGGCATCAGCTACTGATTATTGGGAACAAGGATTTGATCCTTCAGTTGCGGTTGGTAGCTCACATATTCCCGGCGTTGCTACCATGGAGATTTCCAAATCCTACGAGTGGAACTCTTATACTGGGGCTTGGTCAACAGGAACATATTCATGGGATGATCCACCTAGTACGTTTGCCGCCCCTACGGTTACTATAGGGGAAAATATTTCTCCGGGTGTTAATACTTTAACACTTACTAGCGTAGCTCCAGATATAGATATTATGCGGTTGACTTATGTTCCATCCGCGTCAATGACGACTACGCTTCATGTTCCATATGCAATTGCTGGACACTTTGCTATAGTTGATTCAGGATCTTTGAGTCTAAATCCAGATAAGATTATTTGGAATAATTATGTAGGTGATTGGGATTCAGCTACTGATGCATGGGATTCTTTTGTTGATACCAGACCTAGCGTTGGTCAAACACATAGTTATGATCCGGCTACTGGTGAATTAGTATTAACAGGACAACAACCTGATGGCCAGCATAGAGCACCTAAATTTAAACCATCAATACAGATAATATAATGAAGAGTAATGAAACTAAATATCAATGGAAAGAATTAGCATATAAGATTGATCCAGAACTAACTGCTCCTGTTGTTACTTATGAGTTTGATAATGGGAATAGATTGTTTTATAAGGAAAAGAAAAGGAATAAGTATGGAACTAGAAAAGGGTAATACGTTTATAGCTTCGGATCATGCTATTGCCAAGAATGTTGCGGAACATCTTGAAAAGAAATATCCGGGGTGGCTATGGGCAGTTAATACTATGGATGGTGTAGTTACTGTAAAGTCAATGAAGCTCTCAGGTAATTGGGGATTTGTATTGCATGAAGACAAAATTGATAATGATTATAGAACTGTAACTATGGCTGGTGGAGAGATATTGGAAAGATATAGACAGCATAGAAGTAAGTTTAATGAAGATAAATACATGGATCTTGATATGGATTATAAAGGTCAACTTAACGGAGATAGAAGTTAATGTCATTAATTGATCCACAACCACCTTTAGAGGGCGCAGATCTTCCACCTGATTCAGGTATAGAAGATCCTGAGTCTGAAGAAGGGAAAACTGAAGATAAATGGTTAAGGATTGCAAGACAAGCATATGAAAGCTCTTCTGACTGGGTAGATGCTAATTTAAGATTCCAATGGGATAAAAGCTTATCCTTATTTAATAGCAATCATCCACCAGGTTCTAAATACAATACGGAAGCTTACGCAAAAAGATCCAAGTTTTTTAGACCAAAGACCAGAACAGCTGTGCGTAACTTGCAGTCTGCTATGTCTGTGGCATTCTTCACTAATGATGATGTAGTTAGTGTAAATGCTAGAAACTCTAATGATCCATTACAAGCTGCAGCAGCTTTAGTAGATCAGGCTATTCTTCAATATAGATTAACTAATACTATACCATGGTTTCAAACTATGACTGCAGCTATGCAGGATGCGGCTGTTCAAGGTGTTTGTATATCTCATCAATATTGGGATTTTGAACAAAAGGAAGAAAGATATATAGAAGTTGATGAAAAGGATGCTCCTGTTGTGGATATGCAGGGTAATCCTATAGTGCAAAAGCAACTTACATCACTTAATGATAAGCCTGTTATAGAATTAATCTCTCCAGAGAATATAAGAATAGATCCTGCGGCTGATTGGGCAGACCCTATACATTCTTCACCTTATGTAATACATCTAATTCCTATGTTTATACAAGATGTAATTCAAAAGATGGATGATGAAGAGTGGAAGTATCTTGATCCAAATGTACTGTTAGAGGTAGAAGATAGAGAGAATGACAACGCTACCAGACTAACTAGAGATGAGCCAAGAATGGATCCTCTTGATAATAGTTCTGGTTATGGAGAGATAACTGATTATAAAATAACTTGGATACATAAGAATGTAATAAGAAAGGACGGAATTGATTGGTGTTTCTTTACTGCAGGTACTGAACATTTACTTACTGATCCAAAGCCATTGCTTGAAATGTATCCATGGCTTAAAGAGAGTGAAAGACCCTATGTTATGGGTTATGCAAATATAGAAGCTCACAAAGTATATCCTTCTGGTACTGTTGAGCTGACTCAGGAACTTCAAGCAGCTGCAAATGATATATGGAATCAAAGATTCGATAATGTCAAGCTTGCTATGAATAAAAGATATCATATCAGAAGGGATAGGAATATTGATCTAGATGCTTTATTTAGATCTGTTCCTGGCGGTGCAGTTGAGATGGATGATCCTGATACAGATGTTAGGATTGTTGAGACTAGAGATGTAACCGGTTCTGCTTATGCTGAACAAGATAGAATAAATATGGACTTTGATGAACTTCAGGGAAACTTCTCAACATCTACGGTTCAGGGCGCTAGAAGCCTTAATGAGACAGTAGGTGGCATGAACTTGCTTGCTGGTAATAGCTCTACTCTAACTGAATATGTATTGAGGACATTTTCGGAATCATGGGTAGAAAAGGTATTGAATCAATTACTTAGACTTGAACAGTACTATGAGACAGATGAAGTAATATTATCTGTAGCTGGACAGGCAGCACAGAATAAGTTTAAGTTTGATATTGATCCATTAATGGATGACTTACTAAGGCAAGAAGTATTACTTAAGGTTAATGTTGGTATAAATGCAACAGATCCTATGCGTAAGATACAGAGTTTAATGATGGGTATAACAAGTTTAGCAGAACTTCCAGGAGTTGTACAAACATTAAATGTTCCAGAGATAGTAAAGGAAGTATTCGGTCATCTTGGATTTAAGGATGGATCTAGATTTATTAATATGGAAGCGGATCCACAGGTTGCTGAACTTCAAGAACAATTACAACAAATGCAACAATTAATAGAAACAAAGCAAATGGAATCTCAAACTAGGATGGAAGTTGAGACTCTTAAACAAAAGGGTGATGCTGCTGTTGCCAGTATAAAAGCAGGGGCAGATGTAAGGATAGCCCAAATGAGATCAGAACTTGAATATCTAGAGATTCAGTTGAAACAATCGGATACTGAGACTAGAAGAGGTGAATTAATGTTACAAAGAGATGCACTTGTAAATCAGATTGCAGAGAGTGAAATTCAGAGGCAATCTGAGATGGTTGAGGAAGGACCTGTAGGCGTGATGGCTCGTGATGATTACGCACAGATCCCATATGCGGTAGGTTAATGTCAGATTTTTATAATCCTGAAGACCTTACTGCAGAAGAATTAATAAAAAGAGTAAAGGTCTCTAATAAAACTAGAGATTTTGTAAGAACATCCACCGGATTAGCATTGTTTTCAAGGGCTACTACTGAATATAAATCAGCTATTAGAGAATTGCAAATGATGTCTATAGATGGATGGAGGGGTTCCTCGGAAGAGGAATTAACTAAATACCGCGCTATATCAAATAGCCTCGCTACCCCATTAAAGCTTTTGTATTGGCTGGATGCGATAATATCTGATGGCGATAATGCTGAGGTTCTTTCTAGATATAAGAATGCGGGGGAAATATAGAGGTAAACAATATGGTTGATAATGAAGCTACCCAAGAAACGGATGCTACTGAACAACAAATGCAAGATGGTTTCGTAGAAGAACCGCAGGAAGAATCTGTTGAAGAAGAGTATCTTTCTCCTAGAGAACAAAAGATGCGAGAGATTGTAGCATTAAGAGAGAAAGAAGAATTAGGTGAAGATGTAGAAGCTAAGTCTTACTCTGATCATGAAGAAGAAGCGGAAGCAATAGAAGAAACACCTATACCTGATGCACCTATTTGGGAGCAAGAAGGTAGATGGTATACCAAGATAAAAGTAGATGGTGAGGAAGTATCAGTACCATTTGAAGATCTGAAATCTTCTCACCAAAAAGATAAGGCGTCACAAAAACGCTTTGAAGATGCAGCAGACTACGGAAGAAAAATCCAGGCTCGTGAAGAGCAGTTGAATGCATATGTAAATGAGTTGAAGAAGTATGAATCTTCTCAAAATAAACCGCCAGCCCAAAGGGAAGCGGCAACACAGAGTAATAATGAAGAACTTGTAAAAGCATATCATGATGCTCTGTATTCAGATGATGCAGCTAAGGCTGCAGAATTATTTAAAACCTTGACTAATAGTGGGCGTAGTGAACCTGCCACCCAAAATGTTGAAGAGGTTGTAAACAAGGTCTTAGGAAAGGCCATGGCGCAAAGACAAGCGGAGCAAGAAAGGCAGCAAAGATGGGCCTATAATAAATCTCTCGAAGATGCTATTCTTGAGTTTCAAGATAAGTACCCTGATATAGCTGGGGTTCCTGAGCTTCGTGCAATTGCAGATAATCAGACAGTTACCCTAATGGATGAGAATCCAAATTGGACACCAAGTCAGACTATTAATGCAGCTGCTGAGTATACGCGTAAGTGGGTATCTGAAAACACTCAGAATGCTCGCGACAATACTAGGGTTGTACGCAAGCAAAGAATTGTAAAGCAACCTAAATCGGCTCGTGCCACTTCTGTACCGCCAGAGGAAGAAGTATTTCCAACGGCTCCTGCTGATATAATAGCAGAAATGAAGAGGTCACGCGGCCAAGTATTATAACTTCAAACAGGAGGTAGTAAAATGGCTGGACAAGTATGGTCAGTAAACACCTCCGGTGGTTATATGTATGCCTTAAATCTCAGCCGTCAGTTGAGAATGGCAGTACAGCCAATTGTCAAATTCAGACAATTCTGTGATGTCAAAGATGCAGCCCATCAAGGGTTACATCGAGGTGATACATTCCATTGGAACGTGTTCAGCGATGTTGGTACTCAAGGTGCCACACTCGTTGAAACCAATACTATACCTGAAACTTCATTCACTATTTCTCAGGGAACAATGACGATTACGGAAGCTGGTAACAGTGTACCGTGGACGGGCAAGTTAGACGATCTCTCTGAGCAACCAGTGGCAGAAGTCATTCGGAAAGTATTGAAAACAGATGCAAAGAAGGCGTTCGATAACTTAGCAGCTACTCAGTTTAACTCAGCAGCATTGCGCGTAGTACCTACTGCTGGTACTAGCACAACGGCTATAACGTTAACAACGAATGGCACCGCTACTTTAACTAACAATGTAGCGTTAGGTAAAGAGCATGTTAAACTTATCGTGGACACCATGAAAGAGCGTAATATTCCCGCTTATACAGGCGATGACTATTATTCAATTGCATGGCCTTCAACGTATCGAACCTTAAAGAATGATCTGGAAACCCTTAAGTCTTATGTTGACCAAGGATTCCGAATGATTATGAATGGTGAGATAGGTAGGTATGAGGGAGTACGTTTTGTTGAACAAACGCATAAAGCTAAGGGTAGTATCGGTACTGCTGGTACTGCTTGGACTAATGCTACGTCTGACTGGGCGTTATTCTTTGGAGAAGATACTGTTGCTGAAGCGGTTGCTGTACCAGAGGAAATCAGGGGCAAAATCCCAGGTGACTTTGGTCGTGATCGTGGAATCGCCTGGTACTATCTAGGTGGCTTCGGTATTGTTCACACACAAGCAGCCCAGTCACGAATCGTGATTTGGGATAGCGCAGCTTAAGGGGGGTATATTATGAGTTATTCACAAGCATTAATGACCACCTATAGCTACGGTCATGAAAACGATATGGGTGATGGAACTGCACTTGATTGGAGTTTCAAAGGCCCAACTGGTAAACAAGGAATGCTTATTGATATAGGCTTGCATGTTACCGAAACGTTTGCATGTGATGCAACAGAAGCCGCTATTCAGATAGGAACTTCTTTAGATCCTGATGCGTATGGCAAGCTGAACATCACAGATGGAACAGCGTTGACTAACTGCTTTAACGTCCAAGATGATACTAATGCGATCATAATC